CTGCGGCCTGACCAAATCCTTGTTGCAAGAGATTAGCTTGTAGTAAAGCTCGTTCTCTTGCAGCCCCTGTGCCAAACTCTGCGAGTTGCACTCCCGCTCGACCACTGCCGAGCGCACCCAAAGCTGCCTGTTGATCTCGTATACTTTGTTCTTGTATAGCTTTGTTACGATCAAATTCTGCTAATGATGCATCAATCACTTGTGATTGAAAAGGGGACATAAATTGTGATACGTCCTGTTGAAAAGCCTGTGCTCCTGTTCCGACTCCACCTAATTGTCCAAGAGCCGCGGTTCCTAATCCAGCAGCAAGTTGTGCTTGTTGTCCTGCCGTCTGTAAAAATGGTTCAAAAGATCCTAAACCTGATACCGCTCTTTGTTGTGCTTGTTGTTGTAATTGATCTTGCTGTGCTACCTGTGGTGCAAGTCCCGCTAAATTTTGTTGTCTTGTTGTAAATGCTTGAGCTGCACTTTGTCTAGCTGCAAAATCAGCAGCAGACTCACCAGGTTGTTGTGAGATACCAGCAATACCGGTTGATACTACAGGTATACCCGATTGTTTTACTACCTGTTTTGCTAGATCTTGACCTAGATCTTGTACGAATTGTGCGGGTATATTTTGTACTTGTTGAACAGCCATTATAATACTTCCTCTAGTCTTTGTGATGTTTGAAACATTCTTCTTGCGCCATCCATGCCTTGCGATTCTTCAGATACGTCACCTCCGGCCTCGAGGTTTTTCATCATGTTATACATGACTTCTGCGCCTTTGTCTACACTGCCATCACCAGCATTTCTTACAGCATCAGCTGTAAATACAAATTCATTCTTAGATAGTCTGGCTGGCACATCGTCAGCTTTTTCCATTCTACCCATATCCACAAAACCACCTGTCTCTCTATAATCTTTTTCTTTACCATCCATATCTATTAGTGGCATAGTCTTTTTAGCTACCGGTTCTGCATCCCCACCTTCTTGATAACCTAATCTCATCAAACCACCATCTGCTGCAAGTCTTAAAGGACCTTGTGGTCTTAACTCATCAAAATTTAAACCAGTGTTATCTGCAATAAGTTTTTTTGCTTCTTCTTCTGTCTCATCACCTGTACCAAGACCTAGTAATGGTAATAGTGATGTTGCTGTGATTATACCTTCAGGGCTTGTTAAAATTTTACCTAACATGTTAGGTGTAAACTTTCTCATAACAGTGTCTGTTATTGGATTTTTAACAGACTTCATAGTGCCTAAACCTATTCTAGATGCTATATTACCTAAACCTTGTCTTGAAAAAATATTTGCTAAATTAGCTTTATTAAGAAATGCTGTTGGACTTGCAAAATTACTAAAAAAATTTGCACCTGACGCAAGATTACCCAAACCACCAAGTCCTGTATATAACAATGCAGCTTTACCTATCGGTGACTTTGCAATCTTCTTGACTGTTCTTGTAACTTCCTTAACAAGTTTACCCAGACCATACATCTGTCTACCCATCTCGTCCATCTGACCATCAGCTAAACCACCCATGATACCGCCACCCATAGCACCTATTCGTCCACCATCAGCTGCAAACTGTCCTGTTGGTTCAGTAATTTCTCCACTTTTAACTCCTTCAAATTCTTCTTTTGTCATTGTAGGATTTATCATTCCTATGTCTTTGGCTGTTTCATAGTCTACATTTTTTAATTGATTTTTTCTTTTTATATCCATAGCAGATACGTCAGTTAATCTATCTAAAATTAATTTTGACCCTATGTTTTTCATGACTCCTACAGGATTTAAGTCAATAAGGTTTTTTAAAAACAGGACTTCACCACCTAAGTCTAATCCTTTTTTTAAAGTTTTAGGAACAACTATAGGTGGTTTATTCTCGCCTCCATTTCCACCTCTAAATTGTCCAGATATATCCGTTCCGGGTGATATAGCTCCACCTCCTAACGACGTATCAAATTGTGCTCCTGCTTTGAGTCCAATACGTCCTCCGTCTTGTAACATCTGTTTTGCTTGTTGTGCTCTAGTTATGGCCATTTTACTATTCTATTTTGTTTTTCCAAATAAATCAAGACTTGGCATAAGGACAGTTACGTCTTGAGCCATGTCTTCCTGCTTATAACCTTTAGCTTCCCAGTCTTTTCTTTCCTTAAAAAGTTCCCCTGTTTCCTTGTGTCTATACGTTGTCTCTACTTTTGCTGGTTTTATCACTTGCATTATGTTGTTACCTCTCTTGGCTGTATCTCTAATATGGAGGCTATGACGTGCAGCTCATTCGCGTCAGCAGCCTGTACTTTAAGTATTTCACCCTCCTCCATAACAAGGGGTTGGGTTAAAAGTTCTGTTGTTGCCTTAGATGCTATGGCTTTATCCTTAAATAGATTAAATATAGCACCACTAGAATTTACTAATGTTATGGTTATTGTAGATCCCGACCCGGCGTCTTCTGACACTAGTAATGATTTTACAACAGACGATTTAAAATTAGGCACTGTATATAGTGTGGTTAGATCTGTGGTTGTTAAATCTGCTTTTTTATTTATAAAACTATTTGCCATTAATTTAAAAAGAAGTTTTGTGCTTCTACCTCATCTTTTAATTCCTCTTGAAAAGTTGTATTTAATTTTTCTACAATCGCATCAAGATCTCTGACCTGTGATTCTGCTATTGTAAAATCATATTCTTTACTAGCTCTGGTTAATACTTGAGATATCTTTGCCATTATCTACGTCCATCCGGTTGTATGTCTAATCTAAAAGTTCCTAATCTCCAACTTTGACTAGCCCCTGTGTTTTCTATTTTTAAAGATACAGCTCTAGCTCTTGCACGTGTATCTACTTTAGTTGTGGACGATGTTATATCAAAAGGTCCAAGTGGCGAGCTAGCCTGTGTGCTATTAGAGTAATTTTTTAATTGTAATGTAACTCTTGTTGTTCCTGTTTGTGATATGAAATCAGGTACAAATCTATTTATCTTCATTATAAACTCACCGTCCCCTCTAAGGTCAGCCGCTCCAGTTGTCTGTCCTGTTATACCTCTACGTTGACTTATATCATAATCTCCTGATTCTATATTAGCTGTGATTGCTGTGATCGTCCCGTTTCTATTTTGATCCGTTCCTGTTTCATGTTCATAGTAACTCGTTCTGCCTTCAGTGTTGCCCACAACATCAAAAGATGTATCTGTTTCTGCGTCGTATTCTAAAGCATGTGGTAAACCAAACACGGCAGAATCTCTCCACATGGTTCTTGCTAAACTACCAACTGTCCACACGGGTCTTTGAGGAGATGAATCAAAATAATTATATGTTACCATTCTGTTTACAACAGAAGATCCTATCGTAGGATAAAACCATATGACCTCACCAAAAAGATTATTTAATCCAGCAGATACCATCTGATTACCAGAATCTAGATTTATATTATCATAAACAAAATCCTCTACCAGACATGGTAATGATTCTAGTTTACCAGCGTATCTAAAAAAACCATTTTCCGACATCCAATATGCAGCACCATCAACCTCAACACATGCATTCTGTCCTGCTAATCCGCAGTTAGTTCCAACCTGTGCAAATGCAAATGTAAATGGCTGACCAACAAAACGTTGTGTGAATAATGCTGTATCAGTCCAAACATAGATTGCATCTCTACCTCTGATGGCTCCCATGATCTGTGATCCGTCGGCCAATCTCTGTGTGCCGGCTGTGTTGGTTGCTGTTGGTGTATATGTATTAATATCTTCTTGATCCGAGAATCTAATAAACATGTCATCTTGTGTTCCTGGTGATCCAATGGTTGTCTCTGTTCCAAAAAATACTAAGTGACGATCAGGTGTAGATACGACCATATGTCTTGATGCAGTCGGTGCACCTGTTATAATTGTTGCTCTTGTTTCTGTTGCATTAGATAGACTAGAGTCCCAAGAGAAAACAGCACTATCATGAATAAGACAGATTGCTTTATCACCAAAATTATCTAGTGACCACATACCAGGTTCTAATACCAAGTCACCTGATGCTGCCTCGCCCCATGCAACATAATCACTTGAATTTTTAACACTGGCGCCATTACTGTGAGCAGCTCTAGAGGTTCCTCTAACAGCTCTGGTAATACCTGTTAAATCATTTCCTGAAATACCTGTGTACGATATTTCTTCTGTTCCAACCTGTATAAAATTTGTACCTGATGATGGAAAGTTGGTTGTGCTCGTTAGTGTGATAGATGTCCCCGATCCTCCAGTTCCAAATGCGTTATCTCCTAAAGCTCCGTTAAGTGTTGTCGATATGGCTCCTGCTGCTTCTCCTCCCCAAGATCCTAATCCCCAACCAAAACCCTCTGCTTGCACAGCTGGTCCAACAGGAAAATAGTGTTGTACTTTTATGCCTCCTGATGTAGTGGCTCCAGATCCTGACTCATTAGATGGCATGGTAATTGTTAAGGTCGTATTAGTGGGTGCCGATGTAACCATAAATTTTTTATCGTTAAAATCAGAAGCACCAAAATTAGAATCTGTTATAGACGTAAAATCACTTAATAAGATTATGTCTTGAGGATTTATGTTGTGAGCCGAAGGAAAAGTTATTGTAACTATCGGTGATCCGTTGGTCGTGCTGAAAGCACTCGTAAGCGTTGTCGTATTTTTTATAGGGTGTATGTCATAGAAAACACCTCCTGAAAAAGCATAAAGTATCCTGTTTGTGCCAATAATAGCATATTTTCTAGATAGACTATTAATAAAATGATGTAACCCTCTACCTGCTCCAGTTAATTCATTCTCATTTAATGTGCCTAATTGTTTCCAACCTCCCATTTTTTCGGGTATACCGTAACGAAATCTAACATTATCACAATCTGTCCACTGACCCTCAGCGCCGGTTTCTGAGATTTGTTTGTTTATACCTGGTTGGAATCCTATTTTCTGTAGCATAACCCCTACTTATATATAGTTTTTGGTTTTTTTACAGTATTATATTCTAATCTAGAAGATATATCAAGGGAGCTGCGTGGTATGTGGTGGTAACACAGCTCCCGTTTTAGAAGTATATCACTTTCTAAACCATTGTGGAAGACCTAAATGTGGACGTTTATCGAACATATTATCCTTCGCTCCTGGAGTCTTACGATTGTTATAATGCAGAAAAACTTGCACGCATTCTTCACCTTTAAATTTTTCTCTCCAATGCTCTAATTCACAGCCTCTATAAATTAACATATCTCCTGGTTTTAAATTTACTCGAACACCTTTCATACCTTCTTTTCCAGATGGTTCTAAATAGATTGGCCAATCATCACCACCTAAATTCATAGTAGTAGATATTTCACAACTAAATCTATCTTTGTGTCTTTTTAAAATATCACCTTTTTTATAAATTCTTGCGTATGTATAGGCAGGATATAATTTTAATCCTGTTGCTTTTTCCATATCTGGTTGACATTTAAGCAATAAAGTTTCCATAGCTATATCCCCATAACATGAGTAAGTATTTGGAACTTGTTCATGTTCACCTTCATAAAGACCAAGCATAAGTTCGTATGGTGAAATGTATCTAGTATTTATGCAAGTATCATAAACTTGTTTTTTAACTACAAAATAATTTGCAAGAAATGTAGCTAAGTTTTTATCTACAGCTTTTTTTATAACAGTGTATTTATTTTTTTTAAAATCCATAATTAAAACTAATACTAATCCTTTCTTTTTTATTTAAATTAGGTTCAACATAATGAAGTAAATAAGATGGAAATAAAACACATAAATTTTCTTTAGGCACAATAGTCCATTTTGTAGAATTATATTGATTGTAATTTTTTACAAACGTGTATGTTGTATCAATGTCCGATCTAAACTGTTGGAAAACAATATTACCTGAGTTTTTTGGAACGCTTACATAATATACTCCTGATACTACAGCTCCAGGGTGGTTGTGTGGTTTGTTAAAACAACCAAAATAATTTATATTACACCAGTAATTATCTAAAGATAATTTTTTTTCTAAACCTAATTGTTTTTCTATTTCTTCTACAGAAGAATTTATTTGATCAAATAAATTTAACAAATTTTTATTTGTTTCTTCAAAACTTTTACTTTGCCATCCACCATAATTACTTAAGATTCTCCCCTTATCTTTAGATTTTATTTTTAATATTTCTTTTTTTATTTTTTTATTATCTAAAGAAAATAAATTTTCATCTAAATAGGAACTAAAAATATTATACATCTTTCGCCATTTCTTTTGGTACAGCTTGTAAGTTCCAGTGTATGAATCTAAATGGTTCTATGCCATAATCTACTGCAAACTCATGTTCTAGATAACCAGGAAATATAATTAATGTACCTGGTTTAGGTCTAAAATGAATTAGTTCTGTGCCACCCCAAACACCTTTATCATCTTTCATTTTTAATTTAGTTGTGCGTGCTCCAGTTCTTGGTTCGTGAAATATTGGATATGATGTTTTATCACTACATTTTAAAAAATAAAACCCTGATACATGTTGATTCCAATGTATATGTGCAGAGTGATGACCACCACCTTTTTTAGAAAACTCTTGTACCCACAACTCACTAAACATAGTTGTGTATTGTGACATATCATAACCTTGGTTATCTAAATATTCCCAAGATTTTTCACCAATGTAATTTCTAAAATCTAAAAAGTCGTTATCATGTGTTAATGGTGTTGAATGGTGAGATGCAAAAAAATCACCATACTTTTTTATGTGGTCTTTATTTCTTTTTTTTGCTTCTTTAATATATTTATTAGAAGCATTGTTTAAAGATGTTATAAACTCTGGTTTTTGTTCTGTCCAGATAGCTGTATTAAAATAATTATTTTTATCCATTATCTAAAAGGTTTTCCTAAATTCCAAACAACAAGACTATATCTTGTACCATCGGTTACTGGTTTAACTCTATGCCAAACAAACGAAGGAAACACAATGATAGATCCTTTTGGTAATATTTCTTTACATTGTATTCTATGTTTAGATTCATCTCGCATATGTGGATCGTAGTTTCTAAAATCAAACTCTAGTTCTCCACCACTATATTCTGAACCATCTGTTAGTTGACAGGTCATGGATAATTTTCTTATTAAACCATGATCAGGGTGATTTGGTTTATTGTAAGGTCTATCCCAACTATCACAATGCCAATCGTAGTATTGATTTAATTTGTATTTTGTAAATTGACAAGATTCACTTCTTTCCCAATCATAATTCCAACCAGCATTTTTATTAGCTTCACGCACATACGGATGTAATTCTTTATATATCCAATTATCATTTAACCATACTAAATCAGACTTTCTTTTCTTGTGTAAATTTTTAATTTCTTCTCTATTTAATTTTTTATCTCCATAACCACCTGTCAAACCCATTGTTTCTTTTTGTGAATTAGCATATTTGATTATTTCATCACAAAATCTAGGAGTAAGAGCAGAAGGAAAATACCAGTAAAAATTAGATATATTCATATGTTATTGTTTGAACAAAATTCAAACTATCTTTCTGGTTATTTTTAATAATATACATATTTGTAGATGGAAACATAATAAATTGATTATTTATTAATGGCATGTCCCAAGACCTACCTTTACGTCTATTATCTTCATAATATATTCGAACAGTGCAGTCTTCTACTTTAACACCATAAAGTAAAGTAAAATCAGGTGAGTTTCTAAGATCAATTGGATTAATATTTTTTAAAGGAATTGTTGTTTCAGTGGGTTTGTAAATGTTTCCCCATGTATTTTTATTTACTAAATTAATTTTATATTTAACATAAACATGTTCTCTTATGTATGTGTTTAATTTATCCCAAGTTCTAGAAAATAAAAATTCAGAATCTCTGATGTTAGATTGAAGAATATAACCACTTAAATCGTTGCTATCAATCTCCCAATGCTCTGGCATTTTTACATCGCCAAAATACAACGCCTGTTCACTTAATACTTTCTTTTGCATACCACCACAAAATATAAATTATGCGTATGTATCTGTCAAGTCCCAAGATTGAGTATCTTCATTCCAATCATAACCCCACATATGAGTAGAAGGTGTAGCTGCGTCTGGTTTTGTGTTTTGAGCATTTTGTTCTTCGGTTAACGCAGGTTTAGCAACAGGTGCTTCCCAACTTGCTGTCGTTGTATTTTTTACCCAAGATGGATATGGTTTTGGTGGCCAAAAAATATTATTGCTTGAATCCCAACTAAAACCAATACCTGCATAATTTCCTCTAAAAGCAGTTCCACCTAATATATGTGTATTGTTAAGTGTATTATATGAAGTTTGAATCCATTTATCTGCAGGCCAATTATTATGTGTTTCTAACCACTGTTGACCTACTGATTCTGTTTCAATTCCTTCAGAGTTTACACAGTTTTCATTGTCAAGTGTTAAAACTGCTAAAACTTCATTGTCGTCATTTATTTTTGCAAAGCTTGCCATAATTTTTATTCCTTATTGATACTTATATCTAATAATTACAACTCCAGATCCTCCCGCTGCTCCTGCTGTTCCAGTCCATGTAGCTTGAGGATTTGGACCTGTTTGGCCGCCACCTCCACCAAATCCAGAATTAGCTGGACCAGCTGTTTGTGCTAATGGAGAGATAGGATATGGACTACAATAACCCCAAGCGCCTCCTTGTCCTCCTTGTGATCTTACTACCGGACTACCAGTGATATGTGACGTAGCTCCTGTAGCTGATTGTCCACAACTATTAGGTGCTGCTTGCGTAGCTCCTCCACCACCTGATCCAGAAGCATAATCGCCTGAATTTCTTGGAGGTCCTCCAGGATTTCCTTGAGGTGGACTTGTAGGTGGTTGATTTCCAACGCCTTGACATTTTGGAGATGGTCCAGTTGATCCCATTCCTCCTCCAGATCCTCCAGGTTGTCCATTTGATCCATGCTGCCCTTCACCTGATCCATTTATTCCTCCTCCACCACCAGTTGATGTAATAGTTGAAAAAGTTGAATCATTACCTTTTCCGCCTGGACCACCACTTCCTGCCGCTCCACCATTTCCAACAGTGATTGGATAACCTTGTGCTGATACTGGTAAAGCAGCAACACATGCACCCAAAGGAGATCTTGTATAGCAACCAGAAGCAGCACCAGAAGATTCTCTATATCCCCCTGCGCCTCCGCCGCCTGATCCTCTTGAACTTTGAGTTATTCCAAGATTAGAACCTCCACCGCCTCCACCACCAGCTACCACTGCATAATCAACTGTTTCTGATCCAGCTGCATTACCTACAGCATTTACTGTAAAAGTTCCAGGGCCTGTAAAAGTATGAATTTTAAAATTACCCGAAGTTGTTTCTGTTCCACCAGATGCACATATAAATGCAGCGCCTACTCCACCTGATCCAAATCCTAAGACTTGGTAACCAAACATTTTACCTTTTCTTCTTTGTATATTCTTTGTGTTCTTACCTGATGTAAGTTTATTTTTTATATCTCTCATAACTGAATTCCTTACGCGTCGTTAGCCGCATCAGTAGTGAAGAATATTTTAACTCCGAGCACCCTTGCATCGGCAGTAAAAGTATCTCCACCAGCATTTGCGTCTCTAAATAATTGAAAATATGTTAACTCACCTGCTGCAGGGGATCCTGCGACTGTAACAGCTCCACTTTCAGATGAAATTTGTTGGTCCTCAACTGTTCCTATTCCAGCGTCTGTAACATTAACTGCAGTTCCATATGCAACATCAATAGTGTCATTGTCTGCACACGCAACGGCTTGTAATCCAAAAACACAATCACCTGTATTTGTAGAACCAGGAGTCCAATATACTTGATAAGTTAATGTTCCTTCATTCCATGATTTTGGCATTGCTATTGAAAACTGTGCGAATTCGTCTGTATCTTTATCAAAGTCTAAAACTTTCATATCAGGTCTTGTTGCTGTTGTTTCAACTTGTTGTGCATCTGCTGGGTTTGTTGTTGCCCCATACATAGCAGAGGAAGGAACCCAAATAGTTTCTTTTCCTGCAATTTTAACTGCGGCTGATCCTGATTTAAGAACACCTGATCCTTTAGGGTTTAAATTTATATCAACATTAGTTTCTCCTGTTGCTGATAAAATAGGGCCGTTTCCAGTTGCTGCGTTAGCTAAAGTAAACTCATTAACCGCTGAACTTGTTGCCGTAAGATTAATTAATTCATTTCCGTTTGTATCTGATATTTTTGTTCCTATTGCAGGACTAGTTAGAGTTTTATTTGTTAAAGTCTGTGTTCCAGTAAGAGTTACATCTCCGTCACCAGAACCAAAAGCTAAAGTTAGGATATTAGGGTTAGTTCCATCGTTAGCTGATGCAAAAACTAATTGATCACCTTTATCTGTTGCTGAAAAAGTAAATGAATCACCACTTCCTGACACATATTTAAATTGAACTGTGTATGCACCAGATGTTGAATTTCTTAAAAAATAAAATGTTTGAACGTCTAAAGGTATTGTTACAATTTGATTTCCTGTAATTGTCCCTGTAAACTCAATCATTCTGTGAGATAAAGTCGCTCCTGTTGATCCATCAGATACTGATAATGTTGTAGTCTGTGC